CCCGTCGAAGCTGCCGTTTCAACGGTAGCCGAACTCGAATTAGTGGCAATTGTAGAAAAAGTTGAAAATGTGGACCCAGTAGTAGTCCCAGGGTTTGACTTGGAAACCCCTCAACACGCACGGAGTATAATCACCGTGGCCCCAGCCGTGAGAGTCACCCTTCTCGGAAACTCTCTGATGTGCGCTCTTCCTTTTCCAAACTGTTCGATTGACCATTTTTCCAATTCTTATGGAATCGGCTTTAGAAAGCAGTACCTGTCTTTCAATTTGCTTCCTGATTTGGTCAATCAGAAAACCCTATTGGGGCAGTTGAAAACCCCTGAACAAGAAATAAACCGGCTGGTTAGATTTGCAGAATCTAACGGAGCTGGTCAAGACAATTTCTTCTCTGTACTAGATGGAAGAAATGTTCTGTTAGACACCGTCATCTTCGGTGCCACGCGAGTGACCAATGATCCCATTGGCCACCGTTTGATTTCAAACCAGGCTTTTTAGCATGTCCAGAACCTGGTCGTGTGTTCTTGTACGGTTACAGAATGAATGAGGTACAATCCATTCAGATATCTAAGGTAACGGACAGTTTGCGCTTTATTAGAGCAGCTGACTACAAACCTCAACGTAACCAAAGGAGAGCAATGAGCACTGCATTGCCTCTCTGTTTCACAGGAGCAACCCCCCCACGACCAGACCCTGGACACACTCCTTCGTACATTGGAGGAGCGTTAAAAAGAATTGGTTTCGAACCACCCGCCATGAACAGACGGGACAAAAGAAAGTTCGCCAGTTTTGTCAAGTTTTACTGCAGGAAAAATCTTAAACCATTAACCGATACCGATGTCCCCACGGTGCCTCAATGGTTAAATAAAACTGACTACACAACAGCCAGGCGACAAGAGTTGCTTCGCGAGTGGAATAAGTACTCTAAAAATCCAAAGAGTAAGATTCTGCGAAGGGTTAAATCTTTTATTAAAGACGAGACTTACCCCTCATACAAGTATCCTAGGCTTATCAACTCCAGAGTTGATGTCGCCAAGTGCTTGTTTGGTCCATTGTGTTGGGCGGTGTCTAAACGAGTGTTTGCACTTCCCCAATTCATCAAAAACATCCCTGTTTCTCAACGGCCGGAGGCCTTGAGACAACGCATCTATGTTCCAGATGGAGAATACAATGCGACGGATTACACGTCATTTGAATCACACTTCACAAAAGAAAGAATGGCTCTCACTACAAAAACCCTATTTCGCCACATGACTTCCAAATGTGGCCAATATCTCAAGGATATAGCTGCTCTAATGTTCAGAACTCTGTCCTCTAACAATCTGATTATCAATAAGATGGTCTCTTTTCTTATTGAGGCGAAACGTTGCTCGGGAGAGATGGATACGTCTCTCAGCAATGGTTTCACTAATTCGATGAACATCGAGTACATAGCTTGGAAGGAGAATAAGGGCGTCCACTATTTTGTAGAAGGTGATGATGGAATAGCGAGGTGGGAGGGTAAAGCGCCCTCACAGAAAGCTTTCGAGGATTTAGGCTGGGTCATAAAGATTGAGACCAGCAAAGATCTAGC